GGAAAGAAATAATAGAAAGAGCACCAAATATGCTCCACATTTTCTTTTCCATGAGTCTGAGACGGTCATCGACTTTACGGATGTCTCTCTCACATCCTTTCTTAATCGCGTTCGTTTCCCTGTTAACATCTGCGTGTAACCTATCTATTTTCTCAAACAATACTTCATCAATTTTATCTTGCTTATCTAACTTTTCATTGTGTACAGCAAGAATTTGACCCATCTTTACAGAGTTGTCTTGAAGTGTGTCCACTACTTTTTCTAGTCTTTCTAGAATCGCTGAGTTAATATCCGACATTACCGAGTCGCGTCTGGTTCTGCTCCTACCCTTGCCTTTTTCTTCAACTGTTGAGTCTTCAACTGAAGTTGCTTTTGAAGTTCTTGTTTTTTCAACATAACTTTCTTCTTCATGTTCTGAATCTTCTGTTGATTCATTTGATTTTTGATCTGTGTATCCTGTGTTTCAGTGATATCAGTCTCTTCTTTCACGTTTTTCATATGTTTCATTCTTTTATCCATGAAAAATTTAGCAGCAGCACCAGGCATAATTCTTTCAATATCAATACCAGATCTATACTTAGGCATGATAAGCATTCTCATCTTCATTCTAAGTTCTGCAGGACTATTAGCATATACTACAGTCTCTCCTACCTCTGGAACATTTACTTTATATTGAAATAACTTTGAGGGAACCTGACTATCGCGAGGACATGTAGTTGTTTCTTTTATTTCTTTCTTCTTCTTAAACTTTTTACGGAACTTCATTACAGGATCGAAACCAGCAACAGGACCTTTGGCATTAGCACTACCGCTAAAACCACCTGTACCTGCACTCATTGTTGGAGCTTCTTCGTTCATTAGATTCTCTGTAATTCTCTTTCTAGGTCATCATCTGTTGCCAGATCGGGTAACATCCCTGTAGGATATTTATTCAAATAGATGAGTATAGTTTTCAATATACTCCAATACTCTCTCTCAAGTTTATAAAACAAGAGTGGAGTAGCAGCTTCACCAAAAACATTATAAAGAATGATAAGATGATTAATAACAAGATGGATCCTTAAAGGTCCTCTTCGCACATAACGCTTCAAGAGTCTTTTAAGATACTTAAAGCGTTTTATGTCCTCATCAAAATCCTCTCTAGTCACACAGTGAGGATTCTCATAATGCTTAATGGCGAAAAGAATGTACGTATCGTCATTCAGTTCGTCAAACTTCATTTATTATGTTGTAGTAATTGTTTTGGTAGAACCAGAACCACCTGCACCGATTGTATCCGCTAATACGAATACCTTATCAGATGCTGTTGAAGTACCTGAGTCAACAATAGTTCCAGAAATTGTTTGAGCACCAATAGTATGTACCTTACTTGCAGCAGCACATGTGAATGTAAATTCAACACGGTTGGTTGCAGTTTGTGCAGCAGCAGTAGCAGTAATAGAAGCACTATCTGTAGTGTTAGTAACTACAAGAGTAGCACCATTAGTTACATCTACCTTCTCGTTGTAGATAACAACAACAGTTCCTGTTGCAGCAGCAGCGTAAGTTGACTCCTCAAAGAACACAGCAGTAATATCAGCGTTACCAAGAGTATTAGTTCCACGACTACCTGCACCAACTAAACCATCAACTGAGACTAAAATTTCATCCCAGAATGCTGTTTTAGCAGTATTTTTATAGTGACGAAGAACCCATCCATCTGCTGTTGCGAAGATATTCTGAGGATCTACCCCACTACCTCGTACAGCCCACTTGGGTTTCGCTTCATCAGCGTCAGTTACACCGTAAAGTGCCATGTTTATGCTCCTAAGATCGTAAAATTCCTAGTATTATTTATAAGAAAAAGGGTCTCTAAGACCCCTTTAAAATCGCCTGTGAGCGTTATTCTTTTGCAGCAAGTGCTTCCTTTACTTTTTCAAATAAAGCATCGTCAGCAGTCGTTTTGGTGAGTTTCACCGCCTTGCCAATAATCAATAGACAAATTTCTATTAGTTTTTCTCCGAGTTCTGCATCGTCAGGAATTTTTTTGACAGCAGAGTCGATTACTTTGTATGCCAGTGGCATTAAAAAATTACCAATCATGATCTTAATATGTAATTACACAGTATATAGGCTATCAATCGTATTTTTTCTTTCCGTCCTTCATGTAACCAGATCCCTTCTTATCATAGAATCGTACACCTTTTTCTCTAGTTGTTTTATACAGCTTATCCTTTGCTGCTTTACCCTTATCCATTACGTCCTTAAATTTTTTTCCTTTCGCCATCTTATGCCTTTGTTGAGCTTTGGCAATAAGTTCATTCTTTAGTTCGGTAGTCTCGTCTATCATGTTCCTAGTCCTCTACCTTTGTCGTAATTGTCTTTACCACCATAACGTGCCATGGTGTTTACATAGTCCTGAGTAGACTTGAATCCTCTCTTCTTAGCATCAGCAGCAGTTTGTTTCTTAGCATCTGCTGCTTTCTTATACTTACCAGTTCCTACTGTAGACTTCTCGCCTTTTACTTTCTTAGACTGTTTACTGCCACCAGACATTATTGCACCTTTACCATACTTTGCAGTGATTTGTTTCTTAACAAAATCTAATGCAGTATCTTTCTGCTTGGGTGCAGTTGGTTTTTTAGTTCCACCTTTGACATAACCCATCTCTTTCTTTTGACGGGTTACTTCACTTAGGTCACTAAATTTAACAAGGGAAGTTTTGGTTTCTGCGATGCTTTGATTGCTTTTTTCTGAAACTTCTTCCTGATTACCATAAATGTTTTGTGATGTATTCTCTATATATGTTTCTTCTTTCTTTATTTTGTGCATCAATTCCTTCTTTTTTGTCACAGGTGTAACAGTTGTCATAACATCTTCTAACTTAGCTTCAGATGTAAGACCTACGTTTGCTACCCTTTGCTTTTTTGCTTTTGGATTAGGGGGAGTAGGTTTACCTCCACATGCCATCTCACTAAACTTAACAAGTCTAGATACTGTCGCTTTCTTTTCTGGGTCGTATACTGATACTCTAGGTTCTTTCTTAGTGCCACCCTTAAAGTCTTTATGAGTATTCTTATACTTTTCTTTACTCATGACTTCATACTTAGTCTCTTCGTTCTTAGGACGACAATCAGGAACTAACTTACCACCTTTCATCTTCATACCAACTTTCTTATGTGTCTTCCAACACTCTACAAAACGTTGAAATGACTCTCTCTTATATGCAGGTACTTTAGCACCTTTCACACCACGACGTGCTTTATGCTCTGCTCTACGTTTTTCGATAGTCTTGCCTCTCTTACCCTCAGGATCAAACATGCCAGGATCACCATGACCAGGACCCATTCTCCTGTAGTTTCTGATAGATGCCTTGCCATAATCACTACGACCTTTGTCTACCTTTGCTTCATTCTGAACATCAGGTCCGTCATGCACATCTTCACTTCTTCTTTTCTTTTCGCACTTCATGCAATCACAATCTTCACCGTGATTTTTTTCTGATACTACTTTTTTTGCCTTCTTAACTTTACCACCCTTCGCATAAGAGTGCATAGTAATAGGCATACCGCTTTCAGCAGTAGCTCTGAAACCACCCTCCATCACATCACTCATTTTAGGATTGAGTTTGACTTTGGTTTTCTTTTCGGTAAGTGCGTTAAAAGATAACATTACTTGTTCTTAGCGTTGGAATGATGTGATGGATCGCCAAATGCAGGATTATTCCTATACTCTGGTCTCTGTTTCTTCTTTTCTGCTTCTAACTTTTTTGCCTTATTATCTAAGTATGCTTTCATAGCACCACCTGGTTTACCAGTTCCTTTAGTTAAACCATATGCACTACCTTCCTGAGCCAAATCTTCCTTCACACCCATTTTACCGCCAGGCACTCTCTTGCCTGCAAATTTTTCAATATTTTTTTCTAATTTTTTAACTGCCTCTGGATGTGACTTACTAAGATCAGCAGTTCCTTTGTATCCTTCTTCCATAGCATCATCAAATTCCTGAGAGATTCTTTCAATTCTCTCAATCTCTTCATCTGACATGCCAGATTCTTTCATGTGGTCTGCTGCCTTGTACAAAGGTTTACCATCCTTACCCTTCATACCTTTCTTGAAGTTTTGATATGCAGGTGTGTTACCTTTCTTGTCAGCGTTTGTTACTGTATACGCTTCTTTCTTCATCGCTTTGCTAATTGCCTTGCGACGTTTCATTAGATACTCATCTGATGAATCTTTATCACCATCGTTATCTACATCACCGTCTTCTTTACCGACAGGATCAAGTTTTTTCTTTTCATCAAACTGCTGCACCTTCTTAAGTGCATCTGACATATCAGGGAGATCTTGTAGATTCATCTTACTTTGTAACCTTTACTTTCTTATTTATCTTTCTAATGAACTCACCTGGTGTAAGTCTTCGCATATAGTTGGCAAGATCATCAGTGCCTGCTTCACCTGCAGGTGTAAAATCAAATCCATGAATGTCATTTTTTTCTACAAGGTCTCTTAACCAAGAACGAAAAAGATGATCAGACTCATCAATAGAGATGACGTAATTGCTACCCCTACTAACAACCTTAGAAATGATCCCTGTGTTAACGTTTTCAACGAAAGTACCTACTGCGAAAAGATCGTTTTCAAAATATGCTTCTCTTAGACCTTGAGGATCTAACTTAGGAGCAATTTCATACAAATCATAGGATGCTTCAGCGAAATCGTCAAACGACTCCTTAACATTCATTGATTGTCTTAATGTAAGATATAGGGCTTCTTTGTCTTTTTTTGATAATTCTTTAGGAATACCTTTGTTAAATGATTCAAAGTCATCTTCAATCGCTGCTTTACGCATTTTAGATGCAGACATACCTTCTACACCATCACCATCAGGATCTCTACCACCTGCTGAAGTTACTTTGATTTCATCAAATTTATATAAGTCACCGTTATACTTCGTTGCTAATGAATTAAATTCACTAACTCTATCTCCACCAACTACTAAGTTAACTGAACTATATCCTTCTTGATCTAACGTAGTAAGAACATCAAATATAGTACGCATTTCTTCATTATTTTGAATAGCATTAGAATGATCTGGATATGCTTTCTTCATAAAATTAATCTTAGTGCCTGGATCAAGAGGATTCTTCTTCTCGTCCTGTGATCTACTAGGATAGATTCTATAATCTCCACCACTTGCCTTTGCTTGACTCGCTACTTTATCAATGAGTCTTTGGTGCCCAATAGTCGGGGGATTAAATCTTCCAAAAGTAACAGATATGCTACCTTGATCGACCTTGCCCTCGCCTCCTGCAGTTTCTTCTCCTCCATTCTGTGTTGGTTCTCCTTGTTGTTTATCTGTAATTGGAAATAATTTTCCATCCTTACTAAAGTGTGTGACATTACCCTTTTGGTCGGCATACTTTCCGTAACCAACATGGGTAAGATTCATTTTTTGTGCTGCCTTAGCAGCAAAGGATTTCTCGGCTTCAACTAGAAAAGCACTAAAGTTTTTCATTCGTCCAATTATTTGTAAGATTAAAGTTAGCTTTACTAAATGTGAGTCGGTCTACGATTTTAAAAGGGTGTTCCGCAACAGTAACGAAACCCTCATGTTGTGTAGGTTTACCATTTATGTAGCACGAAACACTACCAGTAACCTTGATGTTTTCAAGTAAACTCTGCTTCAGTTGGAAGAGCATATACCACACCTTGAAGGTTGTGACATTAACTTCACACTTATATTTAGCATCTAATGAGTCATACATCTCCTGAGGACGCGGAATCCTACCCGCACGAATGAATGAATTGATATGTTTAAGGACATGAGGACGTGTTTTAGCACTAGGAATCTTACAACGTGCTAGTCTAAGCAAGAACTTTATCCAATTAAAGTTTGGTAGTTTAGTGATATGTGCATCCGCTTCATTAGTTCCTAAGAACTGGCAAGAATCTTCACCGTGAATATTAATGCCACCGTAACCGATAGCATCATGAGATATTTCTGTGTACGCAGTATGTGCAGCAAGGACAATATGACCATGAGTCTTTTGATCGAAACGATACTCCAACACATTAGGGCAATAAACCATACCGCCACCGACCCCAATGAAATCAGCTTGGACAATACCACCGATGCGAGGAAGATGATGCAAACATAAACGAAGAATGTCTGCCAAACATCCTTTGTAATGCGTGTCAATGTCGGTTTGATCATAACAAATTTTTACCTTGATCTTGTTGAATACAGACTTAGTGCCAACAAAGAACTTACCATTACGAGGATCAGTTCCAAATACAATCGCAGGTGCACCATCCCACTTCACAGATAACTTGGGATGATTCATCAACTCATTGACAGCATTAGTCACTTCTCTACGACCAAAGAAAACCAAATCTTCAAGGTGGTCGAGGTGTTTGTTGGGCATGTCATCTGTGTCTATACCATTATTATAACACTCCAATGTAGAATCCATGAGTATGTGTGTGCCAGTTTGTTATGTGTCTACCAAGGATCTCCAGACATTTTCATACTGCTTGCTAGTTTCTCAGATTCATATTTGAATCTCATTTTTAAAATCTTTTTATTACCTGCTTTAACACCAATAGATTCATTACCAACTTTTTCAAACATAATTTTATTTTCCATAAGTGCTTTTAACTTAGGGTTGTTTAATGGATCTTCTATGTCAGCAGTAAAAGGATTCTTAGTTCCTCTACCTGTAACCTTTACATATGGAGGATACAATTCATCACTAGCATCAATCCAACTTTTCATAATATAATCTCTCCTCTTTACTTGGTCAAGTTTGTTTACTGTTTTCAACATAAACTCTCTCATCTCATTTAGAACCGCTTGTCCTATCTTTTCAGTTACCATCTTGGTCGCTTTATTTTTTCTGATTGCCATCTTTCTACTACTTGCTGAGGTAGGTAGATCAAAGTCTTTAATTATTAATTGTATTGCTCGTTTATTAATATCATTCAAATCTATTCCTAAATCTTTTTCTACTGTACCTACACCAGGATTCTTAAATCCTATATCCGCTTTACCAGAGGTTGACTTGGCAGACAAACCAAGAAACCCACCACGTTTAAACTTAATCAAAACGTCAGTGGGATTCTTTTTCTGATTTACATCTCTACCAACTACTGCCTTAAAAGAAAAACCAGGTCTTGCTGTCCAATATACTTTTTGAACACCATCATAACCATGTTTTTTTGCCCACATTAAGAAGTCTTTAGACATAGCGGTAGCACGACCAACTTGCTGAATGATTTGATCTTCAGTAAGAAGTTCTACTTTTTTCTTATATTGTGCTTCTGATGCAGAGTCAGGAAATTTATTATTGTTTAGTGCAAAAGCACAATAAATTTCATTAACATCTGCTAAGTCTGTATTCCGTGCCATTAGTTCACGCAGGTCTCCGTGAATATTTAGTTAGACTTCGATGTCATACTCTATTTCAATGACCTTAGACTTCCTACCAAGTGAATTCACTCTAGTAAGTTTTGTCATTTGTCCTCTTAACTGTGTAGTAATTCCTTGCAATTCATCTAGAAGTTCTGCTTCTAATTCATCTGCGATGTCTTTATGTCTATCTACTCTCATACCCACTCTGGTTTTCTAGAGGGGTCACGAAGATAGTTAGTTGACACCCAAGGTTTAGATGCAATATATCTTTTATACTTAGTTAGAATATCAATACTTGAATCATGCTTGAACTGATCAGGACCTGCAAAAGCAAAAGGTGTATGCTTAGTAAAGTCTGCTGATGGCAAGAGATCTCTTGCTTCTAGTAGTGGTCGATGACAAGAATGAGTTTTGCCATAGCGATGAGTGTATTCTAGAGACAATGCAATACCATGTGTAAGTAACCACCATGCATTTTCTAGACAATCATTTGCCCATATTGTACAAGGATGATTGCGAAATGCACCTCTAGATGTTTTGTATGGTTGACCATCATTACGATGTATCTTACCGTAATTATGACCCCACTCTTCAGAACAAACAATAGATAACATTTGACATGTTTCTAGTGGCATCTTGACAATATGTTTGTCAGGTAGTGCCTGTGCTGAAGCAACAGGATCAGGGGAAGTAACGAATATGTTCATACACTTAGTCTAACGCACCTAAGTCAGAATGTCTAGTCCTTTGTTTTTCTTCTGTAGTAAATCCTACAGGTTTAGATTCATTAGATCTATTGTATCTAACAATAGAAGTCAAAGCATCCATGACTTTTAAGATTTCTTCTGGTTTAGGATCTTCTCCTAGTTCTCTTGCAACATAATAGTACTTGTCAAAGAACTCTTCGCCAACATCTATGAAGTCTTGAACTGTAATTTTTTCACTCATACATCACCTTCTTGACGGTTTTCAGAATAGTGGGGATCAAACTCTCCACCAGGATATCTAGATTTAAGTTTATCTACATTCATTTCAATGATCTCTTCTGGTGTAGTCTCTAAGAGAATACATGCCTGTATAAAATACCACATGATGTCACCTAGTTCACGTTTCATATGAAATAGATTTTCTTTAGAAACTGGTTTACCTTGAAAGACAATCTTCTTTACAATTTCTGTAAACTCACCTGACTCAGCACATAGTCCGAGTGCAGCAGTTAATGCTCTATGTGTTTTAAATTCTTTAGAGTTTAAATCTCTTAGACGATCTTGGAAATGACCACCATACTTACTCTCTTCAGAAGTAACAGCATTTACAAATTCAGTATACTTTTGAAAATCAATCATACTTTAGTTCTTTAAATGAATTTTTAACGTTAAAGCGTTTGACAAGACTCATCTTTTCTTCTTCTTGCCCAGAGTCAACAAGATCTTCTTGAGCAGACTCCTCTACATCATACAATCTCATCTTCGCTCTGTCAATACCTACACAGAATCTTTTGTTCATTGTAGGATCATGATAGCGATTCTTTAATTGTTTGACCATGATTTGATTCATCCCCTCAAGTTCCTCAGTCGAGATAAGAGCAAACATGAGGTCAGCAGTAGCAGGGAGACCAAAGGATTCACTCGTGTCAGTAAGATCAACATCACTACTACCAAAGCCAGCACGAGTCGTCTGAGTAGCGGAGACGATAGGTACATTAGTCTCAACTGCAAGACCACGGAGTTCTTCAGCAATCGCTTTAACATAGGTATAAGAGTTAACTATGCTTCCTTTATATCTTTGAGAAGCACAAATGTTCAAATAATCTACAAATATAATATCAGGTTTAATACTTCTTTTCAAGGCTAGATCACTAAGTAGTGATTTAAAATGTCCCACATGTGCAGACGCAGTAGGATATTCTTTAATGATTAATTTACCTTGAGTCTTCTTACTTAATGTTGAAATCTTTTTCTCAAACATTACCTTAGGAAGATCAACTAATTTTTGAATAGGAATATTTAAAAGATTAGCATCTATTCTTTCGGCAATCTTTTCTTCTGCCATCTCAAGGGTAATGTAAAGAACATTCTTACCTTGGAGTAGAGCAGAACTAGCAACATGGCACATAAAGAGAGACTTACCCACCCCAGTACCTGCAAGAGCAATATTGAGAGTCTTGTTAGGAAGACCGCCTTTTGTAATCTTGTTGAAGAATTCCAAATCGAACGGAATCTTCTCTTCTTTTTGATGATAGAACTCATACCTTTCTTCTGCATCTGACATGTAATC